ATGACCAAATCCCTCGTCCGGCGCGCATCGTCCGCGCTGTCGCCCCTCGTCCTCCTCATCGCCAGCACCGCCCCGACCCATGCGAGGGACGCGGCAGCGAAAGCCGCCGCGCCCGCAGCGGTCAATCCGCAGGGCGAGGCGGCAAAGGCATGGAACTTCGCGGCGAGCGACGTGTCGGTCGATCCGAACATCGTCTTTGGCGTGCTGCCCAACGGGATGAAATATGCGCTGCTAAAGAACAGCACGCCGAAGGACAGCGTCGTGCTGCGCATGCGCTTTGCCGTCGGCAGTTTTGCCGAGGCCGAGGACCAGCGGGGTCTGGCGCACTTCCTCGAACATATGGCATTCAACGGCTCGAAGGGCGTTCCCGAGGGCGAGATGATCAAGCTGCTCGAACGCAAGGGCCTCGCGTTCGGCGCCGATACCAATGCGTCGACCGGGTTCGACGAGACGGTGTACAAGCTCGACCTGCCCAATGCGTCGGACGACCTGATCGACACCGGGCTGATGCTGATGCGCGAGACGGGGAGCGAGCTGACGATCGACCCCGCCGCAGTCGACCGCGAGCGCGGGATCATCCTGTCCGAACGGCGCGCGCGCGACACCTATCAGCTGCGCAGCCTGATCGACCAGCTCGATTTCCAGATGAAGGGGATGAACGTCGCCAACCGTATCCCCGTCGGCACCGAAGAGGTGATCAAGACCGCGCCCGCGGCGCGGCTGCGCGACCTTTACGATCGTTATTATCGCCCCGAGCGCGCGACTTTGGTGATGGTCGGCGATTTCGACCCCGCGGCGGTCGAGGCGAAGATCAGGGCGCGCTTCGCCGACTGGAAGGGCCGCGGCCCTGCCGGCGCCGACCCCGAAATCGGCAATGTCGATTACGGGCGTGCGGCCGCAGCCGACGATTTCGTCGATCCCGCGATCCAGGATTCGGTGACGATCGCGAGCTTCAAACCATGGGTCGACGAGCCCGACACCAAGGCGAAGCGCGCGCGCAAGCTCGCCGAGGATGTCGGCGAGGCGATCATCAGCCGCCGGCTGGCGAAAATCGCGCTGAACGAGGATTCGCCGATCCTGACCGGCTATTTCAGCGACGCCGAGGGGTGGAAGAAATTCGACCAGGTCACGATCGGCGCGGTCGCGAAGGAGGGCGCGTGGAAAGAGGCGCTCGCGCTCGTCGAGCAGGAACAGCGCCGCGCGCTCGAACATGGCTTCACGCAGGCCGAGGTCGACGAGCAGGTTGCGAACCGCCGCACCGCGTACAAAAACGCTGTCGCGGGTGTGACGACGCGGCGCAGCGACGCGCTCGCCGACGCGCTGGTGTCGGCGGCCGAGGGCGATTTCGTCTTTGCGCGCCCAGAAACCTCGCAGGCGCTGTTCGAGGCGACCGCGCCGGCGTTGAGCGCCGCAACGGTCACCGCGGCGTTCCGCGCGCGCATGGACGGGCTGAGCCCGCCGCTGGTGCGCGTCACGACCAAAAAGCCCGTCGAGGGCGGGACGCCGGCGATCCTCGCCGATCTGCAGGCATCGGCGAAGGTTGCGGTCGCGGCGCCCGCCGCGGCGGCGAACGCGGCCTTCGCCTATGACAGTTTCGGTACGCCCGGTACGATCGTCAGCGACGAACGCGTCGACGATCTGGGCATCCGCCGCATCCGTTTCGCCAACAATGTGATGCTCAACATCAAGACGACCGATTTCCAGAAGGACAAGGTCATGCTGTCGCTGCGCGTCGACGGCGGCAATCTGCTCGCGACGCGCGACGATCCGACGAAGGTGTCGCTCGCGGGTTCGCTGATGCTCGGCGGGCTCGAGGCGCACAGCCTCGACGAGCTGCGCTCGATCCTTGCCGGCAAGACGATCAGCCCGGTGTTCGGCAACTCGACCGACGCCTTCGGCGGCTCGGCGGTGACCTCGCCCGAGGATTTCGCGCTGCAGGCGAAGCTGATGGCGGCCTATCTCACGCATCCGGGCTATCGTGCCGACGGGCTCGCGCTGATCCGCCGCGTGCTGCCGCAGCAATATGCCGCGAACGACGCGACCCCGGCGGCGGTGCTCGGGCGCGATGCGGGGGGTATCCTCGCCAATGACGACCCGCGTTCGCAGACGCCGCCGCTGGGCAAGGTGATGGCGCTCGACTGGGCGCAGCTCAAACCCGCGATCGCCGACAGTTTCACGCATGGTGCGATCGAGATCGGCGTCGTCGGCGATATCGGCGAGCAGTCGGCGATCGACGCGATCGCGGCGACCTTCGGCGCGCTGCCCGAGCGTCGCGCCGCCTTCGATCCGCGCGCCGAGGCGCGGATCCGAGCGTTCGCAACCGACCGCAGCGAACGCACGCTGATCCACAAGGGCCCCGCCGAACAGGCCGAGCTGCGCGTCTATTGGCCGGCGCGCGACGACAGCGACCTTGGCGAGGCGATGCGCCTCAACCTGCTTGCGCGCGCGATGCAGCTCAAGCTGACCGAGGAACTGCGCGAGAAGCTGGGCGAAAGCTACAGCCCCGGCGCTGCAGCGAGCCTGTCGGACGAGTTTCCGGGCTATGGCCATCTCTTCGCCGCGAGCAATGTCGACTACAAGGATCTCGCGACGACGCGCGCGGCGATCTTCGCCATCGCGAAGGAGCTGCGCGACAAGCCCGTCGACGCCGATCTGCTCGACCGCGCGCGCAAACCGCTGCTCGAAGCGATGGTGAAGTCGCGGCGCGAGAACAGCTATTGGCTGAACTATGTCGCCGAGGCGACGAGCCACGCCGATCGCCTCGACCGCAGCCGTAAGGGGATCGGCGAGGTCGAGGCGGCGACGCCGGCCGAGTTGCAGGCGCTCGCGAAGCGCTATCTGGTCGACGACCGGGCGCTGGTGATCAAGGCGGTGAGCGACAAGGCGGGCAAATAACGGGTTGCAGGCGGTGATCTGAAAGCCTTCCCGACCGGGTTGGTGCATCGACCGGATGTCGTCCTGCGCCGGGGCCCGGACCTTGGCCGTTCGAGACTTTACCAAATCGGTTATTTTTCTTGACATCGTGACGCTGTTGTGGCACAAGTGTCACATCATGAAGAATTGCGAGTCGGGCCGGCGCCTTTCCGATGCGGGAGGGCGTTCCGGCCCGATTGCTTTGGAGACGGGCGATGGATGAGATGGTGGTGGGGGGTACGAAGAATCAGTTGCTGGCAAAGAAGAGGCCGTCGCCGCGCGCGATTTCGCAGCGCAAGCGCGACGATTTCATCGAGCATCTGGGCGAGACCTGCAACATCAGGCTGTCGGCCGAACGCACGGGGGTCGCGGTCACGACATTCTATCGGATCCGCCAGCGCGATGCCGCCTTTGCCGCGGCATGGCAGGGCGCGCTCGACGAGGGGTATCGCCGGCTCGAAATGGGGCTGGTGCAGGCGGCGCTAGCGGTGGTCGAAGGTCGCCGCGCCGATGAGGACGAAGGGGGAGAAGGGGCGGCGCGGCCGGTCATCGAACCGATGACGATGGAGCAGGCGCTTCGCCTGATGCGGCGGCACGCGGAGAGCGTTCGCAGCGGCGGGTTCCGATCCAACCGGCGGGGGAGGGGGCCGATGCCGACCTCGGAAGAGACCGACGAAGCGATCCTGAAGCGATTGGCGATACTGCGCCGCCAGCGCGGCTGGGAGCAGCTGTGACCGATGGCGCAGGCGGTGCGCGACGTCGTTGGCGGCGTCCTGAAAATATTGTCGGGGCTGAGCCCGGGCCAGCTCCGGCGGCTGATGCGCGACCTGTCGGCACGGCACCGGCGCGAGCTGATCGAGCGTTGGCAGGGCTGGGCGCAGGACGGGCAATGCGAGCCGCCGGGCGACTGGCGCATCTGGATGATCCGCGCCGGGCGCGGGTTCGGCAAGACGCGCGCGGGGGCGGAGTGGATCAGCGAATGGGCGCGGATGGTGCCCGGTGCGCGGATCGCGCTCGTCGCGGCGAACGATGCCGACGGGCAGCGGGTGATGATCGAGGGGCCGAGCGGATTGCTCGCGGTCGCGCGGTCGGAAGAGGAACCGCGCTGGGTCGGCGGGCGGCGCGAGCTGCATTTCGAGAGCGGCGCGGTTGCAACGCTCTATTCGGCGGCGGCGGCGGAAAATTTGCGCGGCCCCGAGCATCATGTCGCCTGGTGCGACGAGCTGGCGAAATGGCCGCGCGGCGATGCGGCATGGGATAATCTGATGATGGGGCTGCGGCTGGGCGATAATCCTCGGGTGCTGGTGACAACGACGCCGCGGCCCACCGCGCTGATGCGGCGGATCATGGCGCTGCCGAGGTTTGTGGAGACGCGCGGCGGAACGAACGACAATCCCTATCTGCCGTCGAATTTCGTCGAGGCGATGGTCGCGAGTTACGGCGGGACGCGGCTCGGGCGGCAGGAGCTCGATGGCGAGTTGCTGGAAGACGTCGAGGGCGCGCTGTGGACACGCGGGCTGATCGAGCGTTGCCGCGTCGCGGCGGACAGCATCGGCAAACCGGTGCGCGTGATCATCGGCGTCGATCCGCCGGCGACGGCGCATGGCGATGCGTGCGGGATCGTGGTGGCGGCGCTGCTGCGCGATGGACGGCTCGCGGTGGTCGAGGATGCGAGCGTCGAAAATCCGCCGCCGGGGGTGTGGGCGCAGGCGGTCGCGGCGGCGGCGGCGCGCTGGGGCGCCGACCGGATCGTCGCCGAGAACAATATGGGCGGCGATATGGTCGAGGCGACGCTGCGCCAAGCCGACTGTACGCTGCCGGTGGTGCCGGTGCACGCGAGCGTCGGCAAGGCGCGGCGCGCGGAGCCGGTCGCGATCGCTTACGAGCGCGGGCAGGTGGTGCATGCGGGCGTGTTTGCCGCGCTGGAGGACCAGCTCTGCGGGTTGCAGGTGGGCGGCGGCTATGCGGGGCCGGGGCGCTCGCCCGACCGGGCGGATGCGTGTGTGTGGGCGCTTGCGGCTTTGCTGGAGGGGTTGAAGAGGGGGCGGGCGCCGGGGGTGACGCGGGTTTGATTTGGTTGCTGTTCGCTGCGCCGGTTCGCTCGGCTCGCAGCGGGACCCCGGGTCAAGCCCGGGGTGACGTTGGTTCGGATCGCGGTGTCGCGGGCACGATAACAGGAGATCATCATGAACTGGTTTGGCCGCAAGGCCGCGCAGGGTGTTGCGCGGCCCGCTTTGTCGCGTGTGTATGGGAACTGGAGTGCGCCTGCGCCTTTGTCGTGGGAGGCGCAGGTTCGCGAGGGCTATCTGTCCAATGCGATCGTGCAGCGGGCGGTGCGGCTGGTGGCTGAAGCTGCGGGCAGCGCGCCCTTGGTGGCGAGCGATCCGGGCTTGGCGGCGCTGGTCGGCGCGACGTCGGGCGGACAGGGGCTCGTCGAAACGCTCGCGTCGCAGTTGCTGCTGCACGGCAATGGCTATGTGCAGATACTGACCGATGGCGCGGGGGCGCCGGCGGAGCTGTTTGCGCTGCGGCCCGAGCGGGTGACGGTGGAGGCGGACGCGCGCGGGTGGCCGGTGGCTTATCGCTACAAGGCCGGCGGGTCGGCGGCAGTGTTGCCCGCCGAGGATGGCGCGGGGCGCGTCGCGGTGGTGCATGTGAAGGCGCTGCATCCGCTCGACGATCATTATGGGGCGGGGTGTCTCGGTGCGGCTTCGGGCGCGATTGCGGCGCATAATGCGGCGGCGAAGTGGAATGCGGCGCTGCTGGAGAATGCGGCGCGGCCTTCGGGAGCGCTGGTGCATGATCCGGGCGACAAGGGGATGCCTTTGTCGGCCGAGCAGGTCGACCGGCTGCGCGAGGAACTGGCCGAGAGTTTTGCGGGCGGGGCGAATGCGGGCCGGCCTTTGCTGCTGGAGGGCGGGCTGAAGTGGCAGGCCTTGTCGCTGTCGCCGGCGGAGATGGATTTTCTCGCGCTCAAGGATTCGAGCGCGCGCGAGATCGCGATGGCCTTCGGCGTGCCGCCGATGCTGCTCGGGCTGCCCGGGGACGCGACCTACGCCAATTATCGCGAGGCCAATCGCGCGCTGTGGCGGCTGACGGTGCTGCCGCTTTGCGCGAAGATACTGGGGGCGGTGGCGCAAGGGCTGTCGGGGTGGTTCGAGAGTGCGGAACTGCGCGTCGATCTCGATCGGGTGCCCGCGCTGGCCGAGGACCGGATGGCGCTGTGGCGCGAGGTGTCGGCGGCGGACTGGCTGAGCGCGGACGAGAAGAAGGCGCTGCTGGGTTTGAGCTGATCGTCCCCGCGGAGGCGGGGGCCGCTGACGGCGTAGCGCAAGGTTGCCAACGGCCGCGTTTAGCGGCGCGTGACTCAAAACGCCCTCCGCGCGGGCGACGGGAGAAATCGACATGGACGAGGAAGAGGCGCTGGCGCGGTTGATCGCGCTGGCGGGGACGAGTGCGCCCGATGCCGCCTTGCTGCGCGCGGTCGTGGAGGAGGCGAGCGAGCTGGGGGCGCGGCGGGCGCTCGCGCGGCTGGGGCTCGCCGACGAGGCGGCGCGCGACGATGTGAGCGATTTGCGGCAGCTGCTCGGCGCGTGGCGCGATGCGAAGAAGAGCGTCTGGGCGGCGGTGGTCGACTGGGCGGTGCGCTGTGTGCTGGCGCTGGTCGTCGTGGGACTGGCGGTGAAGCTGGGGCTGCCGGGACTGCTCAGATGAGCGTGCGCTTTGCGGGCTATGCATCGGTGTTCGGCCGGGTCGATCGCGGCGGCGATGTCGTGCGTTGCGGGGCATTTGCGGCGAGTTTGCGCGAGCGGCACGCGGTGCCCCTGCTTTGGCAGCATCGGCCGGAGGCCGTCATCGGTTCGATCGAGACCTTGGCAGAGGATGCACGGGGACTGCGCGTCGTGGCGCGGGTGACGCACACGGCGGCGGCGAGGCTGGTGGCGCAGGGCGCGCTGACGGGGCTGAGCTTCGGGTATCGGGTGCGGGAGTCGCGCGGGGACAATCCGCGCGAACTCACCGCGCTCGACCTCGCCGAGGTGAGCCTCGTCGCGGCGCCGATGCAGCCGCTGGCGCGGATAATTCAGGTGGTGAAGGAGTGACAGGCATGGACGATATCGAAGTGAAGGCGGACGCGCTCGAAGGAGCGTTCGATGCGGTGCTGGCGGCCGGGGCGGTCGATGAACTGAAAGCATCGGTCGCGGCGCTGAAGGCGCAAGTGGACGCGCAGGCGGTCGCCGCATCGCGGCTGCCGCTCGACGGGGCGAAGGCGGCCGATCCGGCGCTGGGTGCGTTCGTCGAACGCTATCTGCGGCGCGGGATCGACGTGGGCGTGGAGCTGAAGAGCCTGTCGGGCGCGAGCGCGGCCGAGGGCGGCTATGCCGTGCCGCGCGAGATCGACGGCAGCATCGCGGCGACGCTGAAGGCGCTGTCGCCGATCCGTAGCATCGCGACGGTCGTGCAGACGGGGACAAGCGGCTATCGCAAGCTGGTCGCGACGGGATCGATGGGCGCGGGCTGGGTCGGCGAGACCGCGGCGCGGCCCGAGACCGCAACGCGCAGCTTTGCCGAGATCGCGCCGCCGTCGGGCGAGCTTTATGCCAATCCGGCGGCGAGCCAGGCGATGCTCGACGATGCGATGTTCAACGTCGAGGACTGGCTGGCCGAACAACTCGGGCGCGAGTTCGCGGTGGCCGAGGGCGCGGCCTTCGTGAACGGCAATGGCACGAACCGGCCCAAGGGCTTTCTGACCTATGCGACGACGAACGAACTCGACGGCGTGCGCGCGTTCGGGACGCTGCAGCATCTCGCGACCGGCACGGCGGGCGCCTTTCCGGCGTCGAACCCGCAGGACAAGCTGGTCGAGCTGGTCCATTCGCTGAAGGCGCCGTACCGGCAGGGCGCCTGCTGGGTGATGAATTCGGACACGCTGGCGCGTATCCGCAAGTTCAAGACCACCGACGGGGCGTTCATCTGGCAGCCGGGAATGGTCGAGGGGCAGGCGGCGACCTTGCTCGGCTATCCGGTGGTCGAGGCCGAGGATATGCCCGACGTCGCGGCGAACAGCCTGTCGATCGCCTTCGGCAATTTCCGTGCCGGCTATCTGGTCGCCGACCGCGGCGAGACGCGCATCCTCCGCGATCCGTTCAGCAACAAGCCCTTCGTGCATTTCTATGCAACCAAAAGGGTCGGCGGTGCGATCATCGATTCACAGGCCATCAAACTGATGAAATTCGCCGCCAGCTAGGCGCTGCTGGTGCGCGATGCGGCGTCCGGTCCCATAACCTTCCCTTTCGGTAAAAGGGACCGGGCGCCAATTTTTCCCGAGATCGAACATCTGGAAAGGATGGCTCTGCCATGCCGACCCCTTTTTTTGCCGACCTGGTGCGCGAGCTCGCCGAGGAGGGCGGGACCGGACCCTTGACGCCGTCGGGCGCTTTGCCCGGCCATCGCCGCTTTGCCGGGGCGGTACCGCCCGGTGTTTCCTTTCACTATGCGGTGGCGGGCATCGCCCGCCCGGAACAATGGGAGGTCGGGACCGGCCGGATCGATGGCAGCGGGCGGCTGCTTCGCGATGTCGTCGCCGCGTCGTCGAACGGCGGCGTGCGCGTCGATTTCACCGCGGGACTCAAGACGATCGCGCTGACGGTCGGGGCGGCGTGGTTCGCCGCCAGCGAGGCGCAGGCGGCGACGCTTGCGGCAGGCGTGACCGCGCTCGGCGGAGAGGTCGCGGGCCTGACCGCAGCGATTGACGCAAGGCAGCCGCTGTCGACCGGCCACGCGGACGCAGCAGCGGGCGAGGTCGACGACAGGGTGACCGTCCGCCGCGGCGCCGGCTGGGTCAATCTGCCGCTGGCGGCCCTGGCGGTTCGCGATGCCGGCGGGCGTCACCGGCTGAGTGGCGCGCTGGCAGCGGAGAACGGAACCGCGCCCGCGCCTGCGATCGGTTTTGCCGACGACGCCGATACCGGGCTGTTCCGCCCCGGAGCCGACAGCCTCGGCGTTGCAGCGGGCGGCGTCGAGTGGATGCGGATCGCCGGGTCGGGCCGGGTCGGCATCGGCACCGCAAATCCCGCTACACGACTGGAAATTGCGGGCTCCGACCAGATCGTCGCGCGCCTGCGTATCCGCAACAGTGCGGCGGGCGGGCGCGTCTATGATCTGGTGTCGGGCATCCACAATGCGAGCCAGTCGTCGCTGTCGGTCTATGATGCTACCGCCGACGCGACGCTGCTGGTCATCGACGGCACCTATATGCGCCCCGGCGGCGACAACGCCCAGTCGCTGGGGGTGGCGGTCAACCGATGGTCGGCGCTCTATGCCGCCACCGGCACGATCAACACGTCCGACGAGCGCGAGAAGATATGGCGAGCCGCGGCAAGCAAGACCGAATTGCGGGCGGCTGCGCGAATATTGCGGGAGCTTGGCTTCTTCCAGTGGAAAGACGCGGTGGTTCGCAAGGGCCCCGACGGGGCGCGACTGCATTTCGGCGTTCGCGCGCAGGCGGTCTGGGCGATCATGGCGGATGAGGGGCTGATCGATCCGGCCGGCGAGGGCGGTCGGCCGGGAAGAACCCCCTATGCCTTTTTGTGCTGGGACGAATGGGAGACGGGACCCGATCGCCCGGCGGGCAATCGTTTCGGTATCCGGATCGACCAGCTGGCGCTGTTCCTGATCGCGGCACAGGAAGCGCGCCTCCGGGCGTTGGAGGCGGCGGCATGATCGATGGTTCGGCGCTGTCGGCGCGGGCGCTCGGCGATGCCGCGCGGCGCGATCTCGCGGTCGAATGGGCGGGCCCCGAACCGGCTGCGCCGCAGACGCCGCTGTCGCTGCCGCGCGAAGCCGGCCGGCGGCTGATCGTCCGGAAACCCTGAACGGAAGGAACGGCGATGACGCTGATGGTGAAGGATCCGGGCACACGGATCGATTTCGAGATCGACTGGGCGGCCGCCTATCCCGACGGGCAGGCGGTCGTCGCGAGCGTATGGACGGCGACTCCGGGCGAAGCGGGCGGCGTGGCGATCGTCGGGTCGGCGCATGACCTGATGCAGGCGACGGTGACGCTGGCGGACGGGATCGCGGGGCATGTCTATCGCGTCACCAATCGCGTCACGATGAGCGACGGGCAGATCGACGAACGGTCGGTCGTCGTGCGGGTGGAGGAACGATGATGGCCGTTACGAACATGTTGCCGGGCGAAATGCCGGTGAGCCTGAACGAGGCGCGAGGCTGGCTGCGAATGGGCGCGACGATCGACGATGCTGTCGTCGCCGGACTGGTCCGCGCGGCGACCAATATCTGCGAAGCGTTTATCGGCCAGTGGCTGATCGAACGCGCGGCCGAGGAAACCGTCCCCTTGTCGGGCGGCGCGGCGACGCTCTCTCCGCGGCCGGTGATCGCGCTGGACGGCGTGACGCTGCTGTTGCCGGAAACAGCGGAGATATTGCCGGCCGAACGCTATCATCTGACCGTCGCGCGCGATGGCACGGGCCGGGTCGCGATAGTCGATCCCGGACAGGCGGAACGCGTGCGCATCACCTGCCGCGCCGGGATCGCTGCAGATGCGAACGGCGTCCCCGAGGCGATCCGTCAGGGCATCGTCCGCATGACGCAGCATCTGCACGACGCGCGCGACGATGATGACGTGGCACCCCCGGCCATGATCGCCGCGCTGTGGAAACCGTGGCGGCGGTTGACGCTGGGGGGCGGACGATGACCGGCGCCGAAGGCGCGCTGCGTGCGCGGGCGGTGGAGCTGCTGGGCCGCGACGAGGTGCTGGCCGGGATGGTCCACGGCATATTCGACGGCACGCCGCCGCGCGCCACGGCTCCCTATGTCGCGGTGGGTGCGGCCGATGGTGTCGACTGGGGAACCAAGGATCGCGCGGGCCGCGAAGTCCGTCTGACGCTGACGCTGTTCGGCGCGGGCAGGGCGACCGACGACAAGGCGATCGGGCGGGTCGAAGCTGTCGCCGCAGCGATGCGCGGTCCGGCAGGAACCTGGTCGGTGGTCGGCGCGCGGGTGATCCGCACGCGTTTAACCTTCGCACGCGAGAGCGGCTGGCGCCACGAAATATGGGTGCGGTGCCGTTGTCTCGCCGCGTGAGGCAAGGTTCGGGCCCGGTAAAGCGACGTCTCGAGCGTCGCTTTACCGGGTCTTGGCGCTTACTCGCCCGGCAAAGTGTTGGTCGACTTATAGTCCTTGAACTTGTCGGTGAAATTGGCGTGGTAGTCGTCGATCTGCATGTCGGCGTCTTCGGCCGCGACCTTTTCGGAATCGCCGCCTGACTTGCCGAGCGCAATCACCGCCTTGCGGAAGGCGTCGCGTTCGGTCGCGCAGTTCGATTTCACCTGCATTTCATATTCGGCCTCTTCCATCTTGGCCTCGAGCGCCTTCTTCATGTCGGTGCGCAGGCACTTGGTGAAGGCGGCGCGCGTCGTGTCGACCGTCGCCGAAGGCGACTGCACCATGAAAGCCAAAATCAATGTCGTGATCAGCATCCTGCGACTCCCCGTTAGCAGTAATTTTTTCCCTGAGGAGATTAGACGATGGCGATTGAAAATGGGAGCGATTTTCTGCTCAAGATCGGCGACGGCGAAGCGCCGCCCACCTATCGTACCGTCGCAGGTCTGCGTACCACCCAGCTGTCGGTGAACGGCGAGGCGGTGAACGTCACGACCAAGGATTCGGGCGGCTGGCGCGAGTTGCTGTCGGGTGCCGGGGTGCGATCGGTCTCGGTGAGCGCGGCCGGCATTTTCACGGGATCCGACGCGGAGGTGCGGTTGCGCAATCATGCGCTGTCGGGCGTCGTCGACGATTATGAACTGAGCTTCGAAAGCGGCGAGCGGATGCGCGGGCGCTTCCTTGTCACGCGGCTCGACTATGCCGGCGATTATAATGGCGAACGCAACTACACGCTGAACCTGGAATCGAGCGGCGCAGTGGTGAGCCTGTGAGCCGTGCGAACATATTGCGCGGCGAGGCGGAACTGCGTGTCGGCGAGCGGACCTATATATTGCGCCCGAGCTTTGCCGCGCTGGTGGCGGCGGAAACCGAACTGGGCCCGCTGTTCGCGCTGGTCGAGCGCGCCGCCGAGGGGCGGCTGGGGCTGGGCGAGCTCGCGTGCCTGTTCTGGCACTGCGTGAAGGAGCGGCCGGAGGAGCTGACGCGCGAAGCGGTCGGCGAGGCAGCGGTCGCGCAGGGGCTGGCGGTGGTGACGCCGGCGCTGCGCGTCCTGCTGGGGCAAATCCTGCAAGGACGATGAAGTGGCGGAAGACCGGCTGGGACCTGCGGCGATCGCGCTCGCGGGCGTGATGGCACGCGTCGCGGGATGGCGCCCCGATGTGTTTTGGGCGGCAACGCCGGCGGATGTGCGCGCGGTGCTGGCGGGCTGGGCCGAAGTCGATGGCGATACCGGCGTCAATCGCTCTCTGCTCGCGGCGATGATGGAGAGATTTCCCGATGGATAACGAGATCGACGAAATGATCGTTGCGGTACGCGCCGACACGGGCGCGTTCCGCCGCGATATCGCGGCGATGCGTGCCGAACTGGGCGGGCCGCTGGTCGCCGGTGCGGAGGATGCCGGGCGCGCGATCGAGCGGGCGCTGTCACGCGCGATCGTCAGCGGCAAGACGGGGTTCGAGGATCTGAAGCGGCTCGCGCTGTCGGTGATGGCCGATATCGCGCGCGCGGCGATTTCCAACGGTATCAATGCAGCGGCGGGCGGCGGCGGGTCGGGCGGCGGCGGGAGCGGTGGTCTGCTGTCGCTCGGCACCTCGATCGCGATGGCCTTGTTCGGCGCGCCGGGCCGCGCGACAGGCGGGCCGGTGAGCGCCGGACGGGCCTATCGCGTCGGCGAGCGCGGGCCCGAGCTGTTCGTGCCGACTGCGAGCGGGCGGATCGACGCCGCGGGTGCGGCCGTGCGTAACATCGCGATCACGGTAAATGTCCGGGGCGAGGCGGGGAGCGAGCCGCAGAGGCTGGCGCAGACGGGGCGGCAGCTGGCACGCGCGGTGCGGCGCGCGGTCGCCCAGGGAGAGGATTGATGGGCTGGGCGCTGGTTGCGGAGGCGGAGCCGCATCATCGCAAGGGCTGGCTCAAGCGGTTCGACCCGCGCTTCTGGACGGTCGATTTTGCGCGCCCGATGATGGCGAGCGTGACGGGCGATGCCCCCGGCGTGCTGCGCGTCGAGGCGGTCTTCTATCGAAAACAGGATCTGGCGGGGTTGATCTGGGAGGCCGAGGATCGCTGGGATCATCCGCTGCTCGCCTATGAGACCAGTCGCGATTTCCGGCATGTGCAGCTCCGGTTCCGCTGGCGCTCGGGCGGGGTGAAGCCGCTCGACGCGCTGCACGGGCCGACGCTGACGATCGAGGGGCGCGATGCTGCGGGAAACCCGCGCGCCTGGTATGTGCGTCTGTGGAACTATGCGACGGGGTCGGGCGAGGATGCGCTCGTCAGTCTCGATTTCGACAACCTTGACGGCGGCTTCATGCCGCCGGGCGAGGCCGATCCGGTGTGGGCGGGCGATATCGACCGGATGTTCGTGTCGCTGGTGCCGCCCGTTTACGATGGCAGCGACGGTGTGTTGGCGTCGCCGGTAGCGGGCTGGGCCGAGATGAGCGGGATCGCCGCTTCGGGATCGGGGTCGGTACTCGCGATCGGCGACGTGACGTTGCCCGAGCATGGGCTTTGCATCGCGAGCGGCTACGACGACAGCTATCACCTGACGCCGGCGCGGCTGGTGCGGCAGATCGTGCAACTCGGCTATCGCGGCGACATCGTCCATTATGTGGGGATGAGCCATTATATGCGGCTCGAAACGTCGGACGGCGACTTTTACGCGAGCCTTGCGGGCGGTGCGACCAACGCGCCCTGTGCGGCGTGGCATGCGGGGTTTGCGACGGCGTGTCGCGAGGCGGGGCTGGGCGTGATCTGGTCGCTCTCCTATGAATTGTTCGATGCCTATTGCCGGGAAGACTGGAAACAGCGGGCGAGCGACGGCGCTCCGGCGCTGACCGGGTGGGAGCCGCCTTCGACCTTGCTGTCGCCGGCGAACGCGACGGCCATGGAATATTTGCAGCTCGTCGCACGCGCATTCGTCGCGATCGGGGCGGCGGCGGGGCTGGAACCGAAGTTCCAGGTCGGCGAGCCCTGGTGGTGGGTCGCGAGCGGGGGACGAATCTGCGCCTATGACGCCGCGACGACCGCGGTACTGGGGGCGGCGAGCGTCCCGATCGCCGATGTGCGCGGGACGCTGGGCACGTCGCAGTTGGCGATGCTCGATGCGCTTGGGGCGCTGCTGGCAGGGTCGACCGCGGCACTGATCGCGGCGGCGCGCGACGAGGCGGGGACATCGGGGCTGGTGAGCCATGTGCTCGTCTATCTGCCGACGGTGCTCGACCCGGCCGCGCCGGCGCTGCGGCGCGCGAATGTGCCGCCGGGGTGGGCGGCGCCGGCCTTCGATGTGCTGCAGCTCGAGGATTATGACTGGGTGACTGGCGGTCGCGGTGCCGAGACCGCCGGAGCGCGTGCCGCGATGACGTTGCGGCTCGGTTATCCTGCTGAGAATCAGCATTATTTTTCGGGATTCGTGCTGCGTGCGGAGGATCGGGCGCAGTGGGCGGCGATCGCCGATGCGGCGGCGCGCGCGCGAAAGGCCGGGGTGGGGCGGACCTTTGTCTGGGCACTGCCGCAGATCGCGCGCGACGGCTTCGTGACATTTGACGGGGAGGATGCGGTGCAGGCTTTCGATGCAGTGGATTTCCCGCTCGCGATCGGGCGCGAAGCGATGGTTGCGACCGAATTTTCGACGCAGATCGTGAGTTCGCCATCGGGGCACGAACAGCGCGCGAGCGAATGGGCCGAGGCGCGGATGCGCTATGACGCGGGACCGGGAATACGGTCCGAAGCCGATGTGCGGGCGCTCGCCGATTTCTTTCGCGCGCGGCGCGGCGCAGCGCGCGCGTTCCGGTTTCGCGATCCGTTCGATTGCAGCTCGGCGGCGGATGGCGGGCTGCCGACGGCGGTCGATCAGCTGCTCGGTGAGGGGGACGGTACACGGCGGCAGTTCGCGCTGGTGAAGCGGTACGGGAGCGGCGATGCCGAGCAGCTGCGCCGGATCCGCCTTCCGGTGGAGGGCAGCGTACGCATATCGGTCGACGGACTGGAAACGGCTGCATTTCTGGTGACGGACGAGGGCGAGATACTGCTCGATGCCGCGCCGGGGGTCGGCATCATCGTACGCGCAGGTTATTTGTTCGACGTGCCGGTTCGCTTTGCCGAGGACCGGCTGGAAGTGAGCCGTGCGACGTTTCTGGCGGGGGAGATGGCGGGCGTGCCCCTGGTCGAGGTGCGGGCGCCATGGTGATGGAGCGGGCGCCCGACTGGATGCGCGAGGAGCTGGTGACGCTCGCCTGGTGCTGGCGGCTGTCGCGGCGCGACGGCGTCGTGATCGGGCTGACCTCGCACGACCGCGACATGACCGTCGGCGGCATAATGTACCGCGCGGCACCGGGAATGAAGCCATCGGCGCTCGAGACGAGCGATCGCCTGGATGCCGTGACGATGGATCTGGAAGGGGCCGTTGCCAGCGACACGATTGCGGCCCGCGACCTCGCTGCAGGGCGCTGGGATGGTGCGGAACTCGAATTGTTCGTGACCGACTGGAGCGCGCCCGGGCTGGCGCCGGTGATCGTTGCGCAAGGATCATTGGGGGCAATCGAGCGCCGCGGGTCAGCCTTTGTCGCGGAGCTGCAGGGCGTGACGCGATGGCTTGACCGGCCGGTGTGCCCGGCAACCTCGCCCTCGTGTCGCGCGGTGCTGGGCGATCGGGCGTGCCGCGTCGATCTGGGGCCGCGGACGCATATGCGCAATGTGGTCGCGGTCGACGGTCGCGTGGTAACGCTTGACGCGCCGGTGACCGGCATGGCCTTTGGCGAGCTGCTCTGGATGGAGGGGGCCAATTGCGGGTTGGCGAGTCCGGTGGTCGTGGCCGACGGCGCGGCACTGCATCTCGCCGAGGCGCCGCCGTTCGCGCCAGACGGCCCCGCACGCGTGCGCCTGACCGAAGGTTGCGACAAGCAGCTTGCGACCTGTCGCGACCGTTTTGCCAACGCGGTCAACTTCCGCGGTGAGGCGCACCTGCCCGGCAATGATCTGCTGACGCGTTATCCCGGTGGATGACGTCGGTGCGCGTGCGTTCGAAGCAGCGCGGACGATGGTCGGGGTAGCGTTCCGGTTGCAGGGAAGCGATCCCGCGACAGGGCTCGATTGCGTCGGGCTGGTCGCGGCGGCTTATGCAACGACAGGGCGGTGTCTGATACGGCCGGTCGGCTATCCGCTGCGAGGCTGGTCACGGGTGCAGGTCGAAACCGCGCTGACGGTCGCCGGCTTTGTGCCTGTCATCGACGAAATCGTGGCCGGAGACATCGCCCTGTTCGTCCAGCCGGCGCGGCAATTCCATCTCGGCCTGCTGGGACGGGCGACATTCGTCCATGCGCATGCCGGCCTGCGCCGGGTGGTGGAAACGCCGCTCGACGCGACGACCCGGTCGGCGCCTCGATGGCGGCTTTCATAGGGGAGACAGCGATGGCGACTCTGGTACTGACGGTGGTCGGCGGGATTGTCGGCGGACCGGTGGGCGCGGCGATCGGTGCCGCGGTCGGACAACAGATCGACGCGCAGATTTTCAAGCCAAAGGGGCGCGAGGGGCCGCGGCTTGCAGATTTGAAGATTCAGGCATCGACCTATGGCCAGCAGGTTCCGCAGCTGTTCGGGACGATGCGCGTTGCCGGCAGCGTGATCTGGGCGACCGACCTGATCGAAAGGCGCAATAAACAGGGCGGCGGCAAGGGGCGGCCGTCGACAACCGAATATAGCTATGCGGTGTCGCTCGCGGTCGCGCTGTCGTCGCGCCCGATCCGCGCGATCCGTCGTATCTGGGCCGATGGCAATCTGCTGCGCGGATCGAGCGGGGCGTTCCAAGAGCGCTGCACATTTCGCTGGCATGACGGAGGCGAGGATCAGGCCGTCGATCCGTTGATCGCGTCGGCGGTCGGTATGGCGTCGGCGAGTGCGTTCCGCGGGCTCGCCTATGCCGTGTTCGAGGAGCTCGAGCTGGGGGCATTCGGCAACCGGATTCCGTCGCTGACCTTCGAGGTCGAGGCCGATGCGGGGACCGTCGACGCGGGGCTGGTCGGCAACGGCCTGCTCGGAGAGGAGGGGCGCTGCGATGGCGAATGGGCCTTTGCGGGTTATGCGGCTTCGGGCGACCGTGCGCGCGACGCGCTCGCACCGTTGTTCGAGGCAGACGGCATCCGTCTGGCGAGCGGACCGGAAGGCTGGCGTCTCGGGCCGCCGCCACCCGCCATGGACGAGCTGGCATTGTCGGATTTTCGCGCGGCGCGGCGAACCCAGGCCCCGGGCGACCTGATCGAGCATCGCCGCGCCCCGCTATCGTCGCTGCCGGGTACGATACGGCTGCGGCACTATGAGCCCGAACGGGATTATCAGCTGGGCCAGCAGGCGAGCGAGGTCGCGGGCGGCGGCGTGCGTGAGGAGCGGATCGATCTGCCCGCCGTGTTGCCGGCGACGTCGGCGCGGGCGCTGGCCCAGCGGCTCGCTGCCGCTGCCGCAGACGGGCGCGAGTCATTGCTCTGGCAGGGCGACATTGCGGCACTGGCGCTGACGATCGGCCAGGTTGTGAGGCTGGCCGATGGCAGCGGCTGGCGACTGGCCGGGAGAACGGTACGCGGAAACGAAATATGGCTCGAACTCGCGCGCCATCAGCCGCTGCCCGCCGTTGACCTCCCGGCCGAGCCCGGCGTGCCGGTGAACGCGCCCGACTGGCCCGACGCTACGGGCACGGTTTGCCTCTTCGATCTTCCCAATCCGGGCAGTCCGGCGGCGGCGGCGCCGCGGATCGCAATCGCCGGAGCCGGAAGCAATAATGGCTGGCGCGGTGCCGATTGCTGGGTTGTTCCCGCCGTCGGTGCCGAGCCCATTCCCGTAGGACCCGTGCGTCCCGCGGCGGCGCTGGGCCGGCTTGGGGAGCCGTTGGCCGCGGGAAATGACTGCCTCTTCGACCTGTCGGGAACTGTGGTGGTCGAATTGGTAAATCCCGCGATGACGCTGGAATCGGTTGGCGATGCTGCGCTGCTCGGTGGCGCAAACCAGGCCATGGTGGGTGCTGAACTGTTGCAGTTCGGCGTCGCCGATCGGATGGGGCCGACTGCCTGGCGCCTGTCGCGGCTGCTTCGCGGGCGTGCCGGGACCGAGGCGGGCACAAACCATGCGGCGGGCGAGCCCTTCGTCTTGCTCGACGATCCGGCCGTGTTGCTGTTGCCCGACGCCATCGCCGGGCTGGCCGAGGGCGGCGGAGCGCTTCTCCAGTGGGTGGCGCGCGGCGGTACAGACCTGAACGAGGTCGATTTTCCGGCGGTCGGTCAAGCCATCCGGCCTCTGGCTCCGGTGCATGGGCAGATCAGCGTCGATGGCGGGGGCGACGTGACGATCGGCTGGACAAGACGCAGTCGTGTCGATGCGGGCTGGCGCGACCATGTCGATCAGCCCACCGGCGAAAGCCGTGAGGCATGGCATGTCGAGCTGTCGCCGCCCGTGCCGGGGATAGGTCCGTGGGAGCGGGCCTCGCCTTCGCTTGTCATCGGGGCCAGCGAGCGCTCGGCCTTGCCGTCCGGCTGCCTAATCGAAATCCGCCAGGTGGGCGATCTTGCGCTGTCGCCGCCGCTTTCGCTGCCTTTGACATAGAGGATAAAGCCATGACCGACATGCCGACGACGCCGCGCTTCGCGTTACCGTTACTCGCCGTTTCACAAGCGCAAAAAGAGGTTACGCATAACGAGGCACTCACCATGCTGGACGCGCTGGTTCACGCTGCGGTTGAAGCGGGTCCGATCGCGACGCCGCCTGCAAGTCCCGCCGCAGGGCAAAGCTGGATCGTCGGTGCGGCGCCGACCGGCGCGTGGGCCGGAAATGGCCATGCGGTCGCGATCTGGACCCCGGGCGGCTGGCGATTTGCCGCGCCGCGCGAGGGAATGACGGTGGTACGGCTGATCGACAATATACGGTTGCGTTTCGAGGGTGGCGCATGGGTTCCGCCGGTGACGATCGCTGTGCCGACGGGCGGGGCAATCATCGATTCCGAGGCGCGGAGTGCGATCTCCACGCTGGTCCTTCACCTCGCGGCGCATGGTCTTCTGATTTCAGGCTGAATTTTCGTTCTTTGGCGAACCAAGTGCGACTTTTTGGCAACATTTTGACGATTTGTTAGCTTGCACGGAACCAAAGCGGCGAGTAGGACGTCTGCCGAGACGTATATCTCAACTTGAAAGGGGAATTACTATGAGGAAGCTTGCCGTCGCTATGGCATTGGCCTCCACCGCCCTGGCATCGCCTGCTCTGGCGCGCGACGACTCCTGGTACGTGGGTGTTGGTGCGGGCGCAATGCTTGTCGAGGACCTGGATCTCGATATCGGCGCCTTCAACAATGCCGGTACGCTTGATCATCGCGCTGGCTATGACGTCGAAGGCACTGTCGGCTATGACTTCGGTGGTTTCCGCGCGGAAGTCGAAGTCGGTTTCCGTGAAGCCGACATCAAGTCGGGCCGCTTCGCGACCCCGGGCATCCCGCAGTCGGTTGCCGGCTCGGGTGCGCTGGCTACCGGCGCATTCGACCTCGCCGGCGATACGAACGCGCTGAGCTTCATGGTCAACGGCCTGCTCGACTTCGGCGATGACGACGGCCTCCAGGGCTTTGTCGGCGGTGGTGCCGGTGTCGCCCGCGTTTCGGTCGAACCCGTCTATGCCGGTAACTTCCTCGACGATTCTGACACGGGCTTCGCCTGGCAGGCGATTGCGGGCGTCCGCGCTCCGCTGAGCGACAGCATCGACGTGGGTCTGAAGTATCGTTTCTTCAATGCCGACAACATCGATCTGGTCGATCAGCTCGGCCGCGACGTTTCGACGCGCTTCCGTTCGCACTCGATCCTCGGCACGCTGACGTTCAACTTCGGCGGTGCTCCGGCTCCGGTGGAACCGGCTCCGCCGCCCCCGCCGCCTCCGCCGCCGCCCCCGCCGCCTCCGCCGCCGCCGCCGGTCGTGGAATGCGCCCCGGGACCGTACATCGTGTACTTCGACTGGGATAAGTCGGACATCACGCCGGAAGCGGCTTCGACGCTCGACAACGCGATCAGCGCCTACAACCGTGGTTGCACGGGTACGCAGGTCATGCTCGCCGGTCACGCTGACCGTTCGGGTTCGGCCAAG